GCTCAGTGTAATACGCCTCGTCTGGAGTTGGGCCGACGATGAACGTAAGCTCCGTCTCTAAATCTGACCGAGGGCCAAAGATAGCGTAATGCTTAGGCTTGCCAGTAGAGCTTGGCTGCGGGTATGCCTCTCTAATAAAGTTAACGTCTTTGTTGATTAGAAAAGCGTAAGTCCCTGTATTGATATCGGGTGGTGCACCCGTTACGCCCGTAATAACCGCGATGGAATAAACGGATAGGAAATCCGTAGGAGCCGATAAGTACTGATTGTTAGCTGTAAATTGTGCGTAGACATTCTTACGCAGGTTTGCAGTTGGAACAGTGTTATAGATCTTCTGTTCGGCCTGCCGGACCAGCATAGCCATCTGAGCATCGGTGAAAGTATTCTCAACGATGTCTTCAACATTTGCTGCTAACTCTGTGTACTGCATAGCTTAAGCCATCGGCCCCCGGGCCATTACACCTTTAGTCGCCGCCCCAGTACCACGAATCTTGACGCCGGAAGTCTTAACGTTCTTTTCCGGATATCCAGAATTCTTAAGGTCTACCTTCGGGGCAGGTTTGGGCTGTTTCTTGTTCATCTTAGATCCCCGCCTTGGGCACTTTGCGAACCGACTTCATCTGGTTCGCAACCTTAGCAAGACCCCGACCCATCTCTTTCATCTGGAGATTGGTCTTACCACCCCTAGCGAACTTCGTAAGAGGCTTACCGGGGTGCATCGCTTTCTCGTGTTTGTGAACCGCTTTCTTGGCGTCCATGATAACTCCTAGGTCGTTACGACCGTTACTGTACCTACAGATGTGATTGCTACAAGATAGTTAGGCGTCAATCCAGCGTCACTAGAACTTGCCCCGCCAACCGGGTTCCATCCCCACTGTATATCCCTAGATCCACCGGAAGGAAACCCGTCTTCATTCGTCCCCGACGTTACATACGTCGTATCCCTTCTGGGATTACGCAACGCCTGCGGGTCATCTACAGGATACATCCCTAATTGCAACTGGGGATGATCTGGATCATAGCATTCAGTACAAACCAGCAGGTTATAACGTTTAGTCTTGACTATCTCTTCGCGCAGGGTTTGCAGCTTAAATTGCTGGCCGCAGCGATCACACATCGCAATCGCTTTTTTGCCGCTAGCAAATTGATTACCCATGATTACGAGCTAGCCCCGCCGATAAACATCTGCCTCGGAACGAACCTCACGGCCGCTTTTTCACGGTCTTCTCCGGCTGCGATATTAAACTGTTCGTCGTATACCTCTTTCAACATAGGTACACGGTTCATAAGCTCAGGCACTTTCATTGCAATGTGATATGCAAGACCTGCTACTAAGCAAGGTAAGAACCTAAAGTTCATATCTGCCGTCTGCACACCTGCTCCGGCGTCCTGTACACGTCTTAAGTACCAATACACGAATTGGTACGTCTGCGTGTTATCCGGCGTGGGCCAGACAGTGATAGCAGGCAGATTCGGGTTATACACAGCCGCCCCACCAGAGTGAGACGCGGCAGTTGTTCCGTTCTGCGCTCTAAATACGTTGCCTAGCGTATTCCCGTCTAGGTATCCGTAAGCGATATCTTCGCTGTCAATCCGGATAAATCCAGCATACGGCAGACCGGCAGTAGAACTTAACGTAATCGTCGTCGTGGAAGAGTTAATAGATCCCGACAACGTAGCCCCGGTGGGGCTTACAGATCCTGAGAGTCTCTGAATCCAAACCTGAATAGGTCTGGCCTGTTGTAACTTATTAGGGATCGTAGCGTATGTAGATACGCTGATACGAGTGATGTTTAAGTCTGCCTGCGTGGAGGAGGAGTTAGCCCCCGTCCGGATAACCTGCTCTAACAGGTCAATCGTATCTAAAGGAAGAGCGTACGTATTAAGACCGGCAGTCAACGTAATGGCACCTTGGTTGAAGGTCCACATGTTGATACCACGGTTCTGCCACTCTATCGTCATCAGGTTCATAGACCTGCGGGCTGTACGCAAGTCATAACCTGACCGCATTTCCCGGCCAGCACGTTCCCACGATTCCTCGGCAATTTCCGTGAAATCTAAGTCAAAAAGTGTTGTGCCGGAGGTGGTCATCTAAATCTCGCTGTCTTTTCAGCTATCTTTTTAGGCTGAGCTACAAACTGCTTACCTTTGGCTTTCCCGGCTCGTTTAGCCTTTGTGGTAGCTGCGTATTCTTGCGGGCTAAGAGACTTAATAGCTGCCTCTGGGAGATATCGCTCACCCGTCTTAGATGACGGCTTACCGGACCGTGTGGTCCATTTCTGGCTACCCCAGTCCTTGAGCGATTTCTGCGGAGCTTTCAATCTTTATAACCCCCGCCCTTAGCCTTGTATTGCTTGGCTAATAGCTGGGCCTTACGGCCCGACCATTCTCCTGCACCTGTACCCTGAACCGCTTGCGCCTTGATCTTGTTGAACAAGGCTTTGCGCATCCCGGGCTTGGTGTAGTTGCCAGCTTCGTTCACGCGGCTGACCTTTCCACCTTCTGCATACTCGTAGAAAGCAGTGTCATCCCGCCGTTGCTTGCGCTTAGGCTTAGGCATCTTACTGGGCATAATTGCGCCCATGCCGCGTGAACTGATCAAGATAATCTCCTAGATCATCCGGCCTTTGGTTTTGCCCCGCTGAGCACAACCGTCTGCCCGCTTAGATGCAGAGCCTACAGAACCGCCTTTGGCGTATCCGGCTTCTTGATAAGCCTCGTACTCTCGGGCGGCTTCAGGCACAGACTCACGCATAGCCTTGGCTGCACGGATATCATCCCGGGCAGACTTAGCCATCGTCGGCATCAGGCGGGAAAGAAAGTCTTGCTCACCAGCAATACCTTTCTTCATCATCTCACGGGACTGTTCTAACTTAGCCCGCTCTTTTTCGGTAGGTTTGCGATACGTTGCCATGTCAGCACTTCCCGCCGCCCATCATGCGGACCTGCATAGCTTTGGTCTTGCCTTTCTTGGCAATACCGTCAGCAGCTTTGTGCCCCGGTGCAAGACCGCCGGATTTGTAGGCCATGCCGCCGCCCATCATCTTCTTGGCCATGCCGCCAGCCTTCATTTTTCCTTGACCGTCGGCTGCAAAAGCGGGAACTTTTTTCCCGTCTTTCATAACCATTGGCATACCGCCAGAAGCGTAACCGCCTTTCTTCATGCCCATCTCAGCCATCTCATGCTTGATCATAGACTTGGGAGCGCCTTTCTTTTTCATGAAGGCCACTTCTTTACCCATCATAGCTTTCGATTCTTTCATTTCGCCACCTTGGTTGAATTTACGGCCTTTGTCGGCCTGCATGAATTCCTTGCCAACCTTTTGCGGGATGCCAAGGCGTTTAGAAGCTGCGGGGTCATTGGCGACCATCGCCATCAGGTTGTGTTGAGCTTTGGTTTTGCTTGGCATTGGCCCTCCCAGTAAAACCTTTTACTGTGTCGGTTTCCCAGATTCGGATTGCAAACCATACTACGGTTAACACCCCGCCAATCAAACCAACAATAGGCGGAAACCATTGCATAAAACCAGCAACGCCCACAACAACGGCAGCGCCATCAGCAGCGGTTTTGATTTCTTGTGCGTTCATCTCAACACTCCCACGCCCTGAGTGATTTGTTAATCCGGCTGTTTGGGTCATTCGCGGTCTTCGCTGAAGTTAGCTTCTTCTTCATGCCCGTCATCCGGGCACAGAATGACTTCTTTCTTGACCCACCTTCCGGTTGCGGGGCTTTGAGCCCCGGCTTCCCCGGATTGGCTTTGTTGTAGCTGGCGCGCCCTTTGGCATTCAAACCACCAGCGGGATTCTTGCCTTCTTTGCGTTGCCATGCCGGTGTCTTCGCCATTACGCCCACACCCTAACAGGAGCAGAAGGTGCCACAATAAAACCTTTTAGCCCATTAGGGCAAGTCTTATCAGCACTCAACCGCACGTTAACGTGCCACCCCGGTAACGAAGCCATCTCAGGCTGTTCACCTTCATCGGTTTCAATCATCTTCCCAGTAGGCTTGTAGATGACGCCGATGTAATCGACCGATGCGTCAACAGGGGCATACCCTTCTTCTACTTCTTGCAGAAGCCCAGCCGCGAGCAGTTGCTCGTATGCGACTTGCTCAGAACTAAACCTGAGATACAGGTCAGTCCACGGGGCTACAGGCTGTTCGTCGAGCATAGTGTCCTCAACTCGTCAAACTTTGCAATTCAGCG